CCTCGCAGGCGCCTATCCAGCCGTATCAAAGCTGGTGCCTGACACCTTCAAGCACACCATCACCGCTGATCGCATCGCCCTGATCGCAGCCCTAGAACGTATTGCCATCATCAATTCCGATGTGGTAAACCTTTCCGTTAAAAACAAAACACTATCGATCGTTGCAGATTCCGAAGCCAGCAGCGGTGCTGAAAAACTTACCTGCTCCGGTTCATTTCCTGATGCCGCCTTCAATGTCCGTTACCTGATCGATGGCCTCAAGCACTTTGATGGTGCCAAGGTTCAAATGCAAGCCAACACGTCAACCACACCTGTCATCATGTCGCCAGTAGGTATCGACGGTCAGCTTTACCTTGTCATGCCCGTACAGGTTCGTGTATGATTCCAACGGTCACAACCACATACATGGCACTCACAGGCTCTGAACTGCTCGCACAAGTCAAAATCCTTGGCGAAGTATCTGAACCCGAACTGGCAGCAGCAACTGGGTACGTCACCGCAGAAGGCAAACCAAAAATCGCCGCACTGCGTTCTGGACTTCTTGAAGCTTATGGCCTTAAAGTCGTCAAAGCACCGAAATCTGGCCGTGCCCTCTCCTACGAAGGCACCATCCAAAAAAACGGTAATGCCATCCTGTCCGGTGGTTACACCAGTCAGCTTGGCCTAGCACCCGGCGATAAGTTCGCCGTTGAAGTCGATGCCGAGGAAGGTATCGTGGCAATCAGTAAACTCTGATACCATCGGCCCCTGACATTTGTTGGGGGCTTTTGCTAGCATCTATTTATGGCAGCACCCCGAGGCACCAAACAAGAGTCAATTGACCGCGCCAATCACTTTGCGCGGATAATTGCTAATGGTGGCCGTAGATCAGACTGCATAAAATATGCCGAAGAGAACTGGGGGGTAAAGACAAGTTCCTGCGACGCATACTTAGCGCTTGCGCGTGAGATGTTAAAAGCAGATTGGGACATTGAACGCCCGCAAATGGTTGCAGATTTATTGTCACAATGTGCAACGCTACAGCAAGAGGCTAGAGAGAAGGGCCAATTGCATATTGCCTTGGGCGCAATTAATACTGCTGCAAAGCTAGCGCAGATTTGTTCGTGAGTATTCTTGCTACTGCAAGAGCAGGTAATGTATTACAGCAGTTTGGCCACAGTGATGAAAGCATCGACGTAAGTAGCCTGTTGGCACGTATCCGCGAGGATTTGCATCCTGGCCAGCTTGCTTTCGTTGATGACCAAACATCAAGCATCCTTGGCGTTAGTGCTGGTTATGGCGCAGGTAAAACACGCGCCTTATGCGCTAAGGCCGTCCATCTTGCTGCTGTTAATCAGGGGTTTATTGGCGTTGTAATGGAGCCTACAGGCCCATTGATTCGTGATATTTGGCAGAGCGATTTCGATGATTTCCTAGAAGCATACGACATACCTTATACGTTTAGGGCATCGCCATTGCCAGAGTATATGCTGCATTTACCTGGCGGTGATACTAAGATTTTATGCCGCAGCTTTGAGAATTGGCAGAGGATTATTGGCATTAATGCTGCATGGATTTTGGCTGATGAAATCGATACCGTAGCGCCTGCAATTGCAAACAAGGCATTTCCAAAGATCCTTGGCCGTTTACGTGCTGGTAACATACGTCAGTTTGCTGCTGCATCAACACCAGAAGGCTTTAGGTGGATGTGGCAAACATTCGCCAGTGAAGATGGCAAAGGCCGCAATGATCGGCGGCTTATCAGGATGCGTACGCAAGATAATCCATACCTGCCGGCAGACTTCATCGAACGCCTTGAAGCAAACTATGACCCGCAACTACTCAAGGCATATCTTGATGGTGAATTTGTCAACCTCACCACAGGCCAGGTATATGATCGCTTCGATCGCGCAAAGCATGTAACTGCAATCGAGGTGCCATCATATCGTGAACCGCTCCGTATCGGCGTTGACTTTAACGTAGGCAATATGTCTGCTGTTATCTCTTATCGCAATGGGAAGACATTGCAAGTATTTGACGAGATCAGCGGTGCGCATGATACTGATGCTTTAGCTCAAACGATCAAAGCACGCTACCCCGACCATCGCCTTTACGTCTACCCAGACGCAAGTGGCGGCAATCGTAGTACAAACGCAAGCCAGACCGATATTGCAATCCTTGAATCTTATGGCATGAGTAACCAATCACCACGCGCTAACCCGCCCGTGCGTGATCGTGTGGCAACAATGCAAGCATTAATGGAAAATGGCAAAGGCGAGATCCGTCTGCACATTGACCACAGTTGCTGTAAGTTGATCGAATGCCTGGAGCTTCAAAGCTACAGCGAAAAAGGCGAACCCGATAAAGACGGCGGCTACGACCACATGAATGATGCCATCGGCTATCTAGTATGGCGTGAGTTTAACCCGCTGCACGCCGGGGCTGGCCGTGGCACTGGCGTTAGGGTATACTGATGCCGTCTACATCCAAACCCATGGAAGACTTCCTGACCGCTCTCGATAATCTGGTTGACAGCCTTGAAGATGTTACCGCCATTGAGGTTCTTGGTGCCCTGGAGCTGGTAAAGCAGCGCCTGGCCTTTGATATGCTGGCTGACGAAGAAGAGGAAGAGGATGCAGAATGACCCTAAAGTAAAGACACTGATTAACCGCTGATGTATAGCACCCCAGCCGCCTACGATCGCAAAGTCACCGAACGGCGCATCGCGCAGGTTGGGGATCCTAATTCCGCGTGGTATGCACAGGAGCCGCATTGGATCCTGATTGAGGATTTACTGCAAGGCACTTATGGTATGCGGCGTAAGCATCGCCGCTACCTACCGCAGGAGCCACGCGAACTTGACGAAAGCTACGATAACCGCCTAGCGCGTAGTGTTGTGCCGCCTTATTACCAGCGGCTAGAGCGTATGCTGGCTGGTATGTTGACGCGCAAACCCGTCAAGCTGCAAGACGTATCAGACGCAATACGCGAGCAGTTGTTTGATGTTGACTTGCAGGGAAATGATCTAAATGTTTGGACCTATGAGTCAGCCCGCAAGCTTGTACGTTATGGCCATATTGGTTGCCTTGTTGATGCACCATCAAATGGTGGCCGTCCTTATTGGTGTACCTATACACCACGGCAGATCCTAGGTTGGCGCACCGAGCAGCAAGATGGTGCGCAACGATTGACGCAATTACGGCTGCAAGAAACTGTGCTAGAAGCCGATCCTGACAGCGAATACGGCGAAAAGCAAATTGATCAGGTTCGTGTGCTGACGCCTGGTAAGTACCAGATCCACCAACGCCAAGATAATGGCGAATACAAAATGATTGATAACGGCCCCACAAGTCTTACTGAAATCCCATTCAGCGTGGCATATAGCAACCGCATTAGTTTCATGGAATCAAGGCCACCGCTGGAAGATATTGCAGAGCTAAACCTGAAAAGTTATCAAGTACAATCAGACCTTGACAACCAACTGCATATTTCAGCCGTGCCGATGTTAGCATTTTTTGGTTTTCCGACAAGTGCTGAGGAAGTATCAGCGGGTCCAGGTGAAGCATTAGCATTTCCTGCTGATGGCAGGGCAGAATATGTCGAACCGCAAGGCCGTAGCTTTGATTTTCAATTCAAGCGGTTAGAGCAAATTGCAGCGCAAATCAATGAGCTAGGTCTGTCTGCTGTATTGGGCCAGAAATTATCGGCTGAAACCGCAGCATCTAAGATGATCGACCGCAGTCAAGGTGATAGCACGATGATGGTAATTGCGCAAAACGTACAAGACATGATCGACAATAGCCTTAAGTTCCATGCGCAATTTATGGGCCAGCAAGAGGCAGCAGGTAGCTGCACGGTAAATCGTGATTTCATCGGCGCTAGGCTGGAACCAGCAGACGTTAATGCACTGCTGCAACTTTACACCGCAGGCACAATCACCAAGGAAACACTACTGATGCAATTATCAGATGGTGAAGTGCTAGGCGATGATTTTGATGTACAGGAAGAAGTAGACGCAACCGCTAATGGTGGCCTGCAATGATCGACTGGATCCGCGACTTATTTCGCCGTCGCACAAAGCATGATTTCAGCGGCCAAACGCTTACCTTTGTACGCGGTCGGCTGCCTGTTGATATGCTGGCGATCGTTCGCATTAACATCAAAGACAATAGGGTAACAGAGTTTGCCATCATGGAAAATGGCGAGGATGGCTTTAATGAATTAGCAGATGTCATACTTGATGCAATGATCCAAGGTGCTGATGTAAATATCCGTACTGAATGGCCGCTTGAAGCATTTGGCGTTAGAGGGATGTGAGCACACCAGCAAGGCTATATAAAAATGCGATCGACCTTAATCGCTATAGCAATAGCGTTGCACGGCGTGTCATCAATGCCTATAACGACATCATCATTGATGCTGTAGATCAGTTGCGCAGGCTCCTGCCAGATGCCGGCGGTAAAGGAGCGTTGACAATTACCGCACCGGTCAAGGCTGCACGGCTGCGGTCAATCCTGGCGCAGTTGAAAGAATCACTTGATGGTTGGGCGGGTGATGCGACTAAGCTAACCGCCACTGAACTGCAAGGCATTGCTGAGCTGCAATCGGAGTTTGTCACTGAGCAGTTACGCAAAGCATTACCCGAAGGTGTATTGCGTAGTAATATCAACACCATAGAAATCAGCCCGCAGTTTGCGCAATCAGTTGTTACTACAGATCCAACGCAGCTTAATGTTGTCACATTATCGGATGACCTATTTGCCGCAGTCAACGGCGCACCGCAGACATTTAGCCTTACTGCTGCGCAAGGTGCAACGATCACGCTACCTAATGGGCAAGTAGTAAGTAAAGCATTTCGCGGTATTGCTACATCACAGGCTGAGCAGTTCAGCCAGGTGGTACGCAATGGCCTACTAACTGGTGAAACGACACCATCAATAGCAAAGCGGCTAATCGGCAGCCTGCAATTTGGTGAAGAAGCAAAAACTGTAGGGCAGATAGCAGCAGCAGGCGGCCAATTGACGCAGGTAGCAGATAATCAGATTATTGCATTAGTACGCACAAGCATCAATCAAGTAGCTAATGCCGCCAGTCAACAAGTGTACGAGGGCAATCAAGACATTACCAAGAAGTACCGCTACATCGCAACACTTGACACTAGGACCAGCGCAATATGCCGTGCATTAGATGGCAAAGAATTTGAATACGGCAAAGGTCCGATGCCGCCGCAGCATTTCAATTGCCGGTCTACTACGGTGCCAGTGATTGACTACAAAGCACTTGATATACCATCACCTCCAGAAGGCAAACGCGCAAGCATGGATGGGCCGGTGCCAGGCAATGAAACCTACGGGCAATGGCTAGCAAAGCAGCCACGTGCAACGCAGGCCGATGCGCTAGGCCCCGGCAAGGTGGCATATTTTAACCGCCTTGCCAAAAAGTACGGCGCAACGGATGCCATGGCAAAGCTAGTTCGTGATGATGGCTCCGAGCTGACCCTAGCGCAACTGCGCAGCCGCTATGGACCGGTAAACTGAGGGCATGAAGAAACCAACCAAAGCCCAAGCCAAGGTCGCCAAGGTGATGGGTGAGTACAAACGCGGCACGCTGCAAAGCGGCAAGCCAGGTCCCGGCAAAGGCCCTAAGGTCAAAAGCCGTAAGCAGGCGATTGCTATTGCATTGTCCGAAGCAGGCAAAACCCGCAAGAAGAAGTGATAACCTATCGCGGCGAGCAATTTGAGGGTTACAACAAGCCCAAACGCACGCCGAACAATCCAAACAAGTCGCACGCCGTACTTGCCAAAGAAGGCGATACGATTAAACTGATCCGCTTCGGCCAGCAAGGTGTATCTGGGTCACCACCGAAGAAAGGTGAATCAGCCGCAGATAAAGCACGCCGCGCATCATTCAAGGCACGGCACGCCGATAATATCGCCAAGGGTAAGTTAAGTGCAGCTTTCTGGGCGGATAAGGTGAAGTGGAGCTAGAATAAAATGGTAACCGCTTTGCTTTTGTGGCTGCTCACCATAGTTATGTAGACGTCTCCTGCTCTTGCTGCGGCCAAGTACGCACCACTCGAAAAGATTTGTTTGTCAAAAAACAAAAAGCAGGGGAAGATCTGCTATGCCGCAGTTGTGCCATGCAGACACGACCAGTTACTTGGAAGAAGGATGAAACAGGGCTTCGCCGCAATCAAAGCGCTTATAAATCTTTTTGCAAAGCAAAACGACGTGTAAAAACAAATCATAAGAATGCTTACGGTTTGGTTGAGTTTCGCTTTGAGTCTTACGAGCAATTTTTAGCCGAACTTGGGCCAAGACCCGAAGGAATGACTTTGGATAGAATTGATCCAATGGGGCACTATGAGCCAGGTAATGTAAGATGGGCAACCAGCTTGGAGCAAGCTCAAAACAGAAATCCACGTTTTACATGGACTTCCAAGTAAGTGGTACACTTGGAAGGCAATCTATCCCTGCGGGATAATGTCCGAAGAAATCACCAATCAGGAGCCTGCGGCTGCTGATGCAATGCAACGCAGCATTGAAGCATTAGAACGCAAAAACAGCGAGCTAATCACTGAGCTACGTGCTGCAAAGTCCAAAGCGTCTAAGGTGCCAGATGGGGTTAACGTCGATGAGTTGCTTGAATTCAAGCGCACGCACGAACAGCAGCAGCTTGAACAGCAAGGCAACTACACCGAAGCAAGGCAAGCTCTGGAGCAGCAGTACCGTGAGGCGACGGCGCAAAAGGACCAGCGCATTGAATCTCTCGAAGCCAAAGTCCGAGAGCTTGAGCTAATCGCGCCTGCTGTTACAGCATTGGCTGAGATCGTCCATGACCCTGACCTAGTGCTGCGTTCTAAGCTCAGCGCCGACAAGATCGAGCGTGAACCTGATGGCACTGTGGTCGTCGTTGACGGCTACCAGCGCACACCAGTAGCAGAATGGGCCAAGACGCTGCCATCATGGATGCAGAAGGCACCAAGGCCGCAGGGCAGCGGCGCACCATCAGCCGGCAGCAATGCAGGTCAGGCGCCACTTGGTAAAAACCCATTTGCACCTGAAACATTCAACCTAACCGAGCAATCCCGGCTATTCAGAACAGATCGTGATCTATATGATCGCATGAAAGCAGCCGCGCAACGCTAAGATAGTGGCAACTGCTGCAATGGCTGCGCCATTTAGCTAGGGGCTGCGCCCAAACCGTCAATCATCCCATTGCCCCCCGACACCATGGCGACTCTTCGCTCTGATGTCATCATCCCTGAGATTTTTACTCCCTATCTGCTGGAGCAGACCACCCAACGCGATGCCTTCTTGGCTAGCGGTGTGGTCCAACCACTGGCGGAGTTGAATGCTACCGAGGGTGGTGATTTCATCAACGTTCCCTTCTGGAAAGCCAACCTGTCTGGCGACTTTGAAGTGCTGACTGACAGCACCTCACTGACCCCCGGTAAAATCACTGCTGACAAGCAAGTTGGCGTGATCCTGCACCGTGGTCGCGCCTTTGAGGCACGCGATCTTGCAGCACTTGCTGCTGGCGCTGACCCCATGGCCGCCATTGGCGCCAAGATTGCCGATTACATCGCCAACCAACGCCAGAAAGATCTTCTTTCCTGCCTGGCTGGTATTTTCGGTAGTATCGGCAGCAACAACTCTGCTTCTTTCGTTGACCTGACGATTGACGGCAAAAGCGCTGACACACCCACGGTGCTGTCGCCCCGCCACGTTGCCCAAGCTCGCTCAATCCTGGGCGACCAAGGCGACAAGCTGGCTGCTGTCTGCATGCACTCCAAGGTCTATTATGACTTGGTGGAGCGCCGTGCTATTGACTACGTGGCTACCACCGATGCTCGTGGCACTAGCACTACCCAGTCCGGCGGTACGACCGTTGCCGCCTATGGCGGTGATGTGACCGTACCTACCTACATGGGTCTGCGCGTGATCGTCTCCGATGACGTGCAAACTGATGGCAGCGGTTCCAGCACTGAGTATGCAACCTATTTCTTCACCCAAGGCGCTATCGCCAGCGGTGAGCAAATGGGAATGGAAACGGAAGTTGATCGTGACATCCTCGCCAAGAGTGATGCCATGTCAATTGATTTGCATTATTGTTACCATCCTGTTGGCGCCAAGTGGGCGGTGACTACCACCAACCCAACCCGCGCTCAGTTGGAGACCATCGGCAACTGGACCAAAGTGTACGAAACCAAGAACATTGGTATCGTGCGTGCGTCCAACACTTCCAACTTCGATTGAGGTAATTAACCATGGCTTCTATCTTTGAACTTGGTGATATTCCCGGCGGCTTGCTGCCCGGTACTAGCACCTTGGCAAGTGTTACTAACACTGCCACATTGACCGCTGCGCAATCGTATAACTCGATTGTGCGTGGCATCCCCACCAGCACCGCTACCTACACCACTGAAACTGCTGCCAACATCATCTCTGCCATTGGTGGTGATTGTGCTGTCGGTACTTCCTTCCGTGTTGTGGTACTGAATGCTGCTGCTACTGCTATTACCATTACCGTTGCTGGTGGTACTGGCGTTACGGTTTCAGGTGTTGCCACTGTGGTTCAGAACGCCTCCAAGGAGTTCATCGGCTACGTGACTAATGTCACCGCCGGTTCACAGGCCATCACCCTGTATGGCTTGGGCTCCACTGGATCTGCTGTTGCCTAATGGGACTGTTCGCCTTCCGGCGACTGCGTGAACGTGAGGCTGCATCTTCGGATGTGGCCTCTTTTTCTACGCCGAAGCCAGCTAAGATAGATCCAACACCAGAACCAAATAATGGCGATCACCCTAATCGCAACAGCCGGCGGAAGCACGTCAAACACGTACCAGACGCTAGCTGATGCACAGGCCATTATTGATGGCCTAATCGAAGATGCTGATGTGACTGCATGGGCAACGGCAACCACCGACGCAAAAAACCGTGCATTATACACCGCAACGCAAAGGCTAGACCGCGAGCGGTTCCTTGGAGCCCGCGCTACCGATACGCAAGCACTGCAATGGCCGCGTACTGGTGTACGCAAGCCTGATACCTACATCAATACCTACGCGGTTGGCTTTCCGTTTCGTATTACAACTGATTATTTTACTGATACCGAAATCCCAACGCAGATCAAGCAAGCTCAGGCCGTGCTGGCCGTCTTCCTAAACAACAACACTGATAGCCTTGGGCTTAGCGGCCTTGAGGATTACAACAGCGTTAGCATCGGACCGATTAGCGTTACGCTGAACACCAGCAGCCCACAAGCCGGTGTTGACAAGGTGCCGCCGATGATGGAACGCTACCTGACAGGCCTTAGAATCAGTGGACCAGGCAATATCTCAATTCGCCGGAGCTAATCATGTCTTCCGAATACGCCATCGGGTTTGAGTACATCAGCGATACGGCAGCCCACACGGGTCGCTTTTCTGAGCTGGTTGCTTTCGAGGATTCAGTGATCGCTAGCGCCGTGATCCTGAACCAGACTGGCAACACATTTACCAGCGTGCCACTTAAGGCTGGCCAGTCTGTTGAAGCGGTATTCACCAGCGTTACGCTGACATCCGGCAAGATTGCCGCCTACAAAATCTGATCATGGGCGATACCAACCAGCTTGGCATTGATTATTCCAAAGGCGCAACTTTTGTTGACGCCGCAACAACAGTGACTGGCCGCTGGTGTGCGATTACTTTTTTGGGCAGCGCAGCAATCAC